TCCACCGCATACCGAAAGCCCTGCTTTATGTACTTCTTCGCCAACTGAGGCAGCTTCTTCAGGAAATGAGTGTCATTTGCTGTAGCTGCGGGAATTGCGCGAGCGACGTACTGCATAAGCAGCTGATAGTCGGTAGGCGGAGGAGCCCAGTCCATAGTTCCGTATGAGGGGTCACTTGAATAATATGATATAGCAGTACATACCCTAACCCTGACTGAAGCCCCTGGATGTGTTATAGTCCCTGCTACCACCATCTTAAAGGCGCCAAATGCACTGGCGTCAGCAGGAGTGATAACTGGACTAAAGTCATTCAGGGAGCCAGGGATCCAATGTACGTGCGTACCATGCTTCAAGGGTCCATCATACCGGTCGTATGGAAGAGCCAAAATCTCACTGTAGGGGTCGCCGTCGGTCGACCAATTTCTCGGGACGCGAGCTGACGCGATAGCACCTCCGTCATTCAACGTATCTCCTTCAAAAGTGACTAGTACATCCTGTGCAACGATTTGCCATGACTCAAGGTCATTAATCGCATCGTACAAAGGCAGACCAAAGGCATCTTGCGTCAAGTAACTTGACGCAAGGCCTAGGGTACCGGCTCCTGAGGAATATTGTAATGAGAGGGATGCTACCAATTGTGCTGAACTAGAGACTCCGAGGATCTGAGCAGCGAGAGTAATTGCCGTGCACCCGGTGGGTATCGTCAAACTACCGTTAGCTATAATGCCATCCGGACCCACGTTAAGGACCGTGGTTAACGCATTCGCCCAAGCACCACCGCCAACAGAAGTCTGTATGACGAAGGATACTGAGCAAACCACTGGGCAGCTGGGGATGGTCAAGAAATATGACCATACTGTGTTTGCTGCACCAGTTGTCAAGACGCCAAAAGCCTTCTTGAGCGTGCCCGCCCCTGATATCATCGAGGGAGCTATAGCATTACCGGTAGATGTATGAGACAACTCACCATCGTCAAAGTAATTACTGTCACCATTCACGTTGTCGTAACTCACGTTCATCACAAATGAGCCAGCGTCGGGAGTGTCATTAGCCGGCGAGGTGATCGAGAGAGTGTCACTTAAGTTAGGGGAAACCTGGATGAAGAATTTTCCTCCCTGGTTGTATGTCGCTAGGTCCACCACCAGATTTTGTCTGACAGTGGTGCGCCTGACCGGAACAAGTGATGGGGCATCCACCACACATTCTGCGTCATACGGCGCAACCAAGAACGCTGCATACTCTTGGGAGTGCTTACTTGCTTCACGTCGGATTTCCTTAACTACGACCCTTTCGACCATCTGCTGCTTGGCGGCTACAGTGGCTGGTTTTGGCCCAGCTTTGGCAACCCCGTTGCCTTGTTGCTTGACCTTCAAGTTCTTTTGTACTGGTTGTTTCGACATATGTCTACACAAAGTAAACCTTTGAGTGGGCTCCGCAGCCTACTGAAAGTTTAACGTCCTTGCCAGGACGCAAAATGAAGTTAAAGCTTCACCTTCATTTTCTCACGAGACGAAGTGCTGCCTGAAGCAGGCTTCCCCCCTTGATCACCATTCTTAGGGGCTCGTGCTGGTTTAGACCGTATGTTACGCGGATCAGATAACACCTCCTCACATCTCGCCAAGTACCTACACATAAGGGCAACACCAGGGTTGCCTACCTTTATGTCCTTTAAATTGGCCTTAATGTTCGGTAAGTCTTTTCTACTAGGGTCAGGAACGTACAACATCCGAATCTCCTTAACCGGGTGGAAGGGAGGTTCGTCAGGGGTCCGGAAGTAAATAGCATCATCCGGATGAGGAATCAGCAATTCTCGTTCACTTTCTTCGATCATGAGCTTTACTGAGGCACCGAACAAATCGGACTTTATTGCCTCAAAGATCTTCAACTTCATATCGTTGAACATTGCCCAAGGGTCGGGTCCAGTTTTGGAAAATGCATCATCGATCCAGAATATAGCGTTATTCCCGTGTTTCTTGGCATCTTCAACTGCGTCAGTCATCATCTTCAGGTTCATTCGAGTCCTCCGCACCACTACATATTCCGACAACTCTTTTACATCGTCGTCTGTGAATCCTGGGTCTACGAATATCAACCGCGCTCGGCAGGAACTTAGCAGTTTGGCCGCAATCAATTGTGTGTCTCCTTTCGCTCCGGTGTAGATAACCACCTTCTTACGCGACTCTGACTGATTGATTACATCAAACAACATTTGTCCTACCAGGGATAGACATTTTAGACCACCTGCTCCCAGACCCCAAGGGTTACCCTTGGAAATGTAATTGAGATAGGCGAAATCTTCTGTAGTGTGTTTAGGGGATGGCTCGTCAGGCTTTTCAGCACTGACGGGCGAATGACCATCGGATACTATCGCATCTTTTCCGGTGTCAATAACCACGGTCTTTGCTTCGTTTCCTTTGTACTTGTTCACTGGTGCCGGTTCAAAAGACGGCCGATCGTTAAGGGCAGATAATATGAGACGCTCCTGTGCGATCCTGGGTAGCGTAGATGGCGGCCTCTGCAGGCCGGCCAGCCAGGTGAGCATGGCTTCTTGGTCTACACCGGGCACGACTTCGTCGCAGTAATCGTTCATCCAACCGTCCTCGTTGTCGTTTGGGAATGGAGAGCCACTCTCGAGGGTTCTGAGAGCCCAATAGGAAATATTGTCGTTCCTCTCCTTTTCACACATACCTTCAAACACTTCAGGTGGAAGCTGGTATGCTAAGGATTCACACATCCAATCAATTGAATGGCAAATATTAGAAATAATCGGGGTATTCGGGTCAGTAATCAAATAACCTCGAGCTTTGCACCACAGAGCATAGAGCGGTCGGTTCTTGTTACCCGCTGTAACACGAGATAACTTAGACAGTTGACGATCAATATCGCAACAACTATCAGTGGAACCATACCAAACTCTAGGACTGTAGACTCTAGCGAGAAATTCAACACGACCACAACCAGGTGTGACTAGATCTAATTCGAG